GTGCTACGGTTTAGAGTATTTGAAGTGTAGGTAATAACACTTGAGTACTCATTACCGACATTGTTCACTACTGTATTTTTTGGAGGTGAGCAGAATGCAACACAATCCTTACGAATTGTTGCAATGTTGTCAATGACATACTGCTGAATCAAAGGTGCAACACCGGTTGTTGTATCTGGTGCCTTACCTGTGATGAGTAGTGATGGATTTGAATTTTCTGTAGAGATGAATAGTGACCAAGCTTGCAACAATGTTGATACTGTTGCTGTGGTTACATTCGCTTCACCGAACCCGTCTTGACCACCATTGAATAGTGTTGAGAGCGGAAGGTTGCCCGTTGTTACATTTACAAGATTATTTGCAGTGTTTGCATATGCTGATGAGCCACGATGTGCTGACCACCAAACATAGCTTGAATTTTGACTAATAACTGTTTGATAGTAATTTGAAGAACCATCTTGTGTCATTGAATCTGTTGCACGAGACAATCCTTGCCAAACTTCAAGAATTTGACCTGGTGTGCCTGAGAATGTGCCGTTATAATCTTCTACTACAACGTGAACCTGATCGGTTACACTACTGTTGCCATAGGAATTTTGGTAATATGATGTACCTGGAGCGCCATTGACTGAGTTATAAAATTCCCATAGACGACCCACATTCGCACCCGGGGTAGTTGTACCCATGTTTACCGTAGCGCCCAGTGTGTAGTTGTTATAGAAATTTAATGCTAGTGTGTTAGCAGAAGGTGTTGTTGCAGGCTTAGCTGAGAGTTGAAGATTTTGGAACCCAACAGTTGAATTACCAACTGTGATCCAGTCACCAACTGTGAGTGCTTGATAAGCTGCGTTTGCTGCAACATAACTATTATCAACAAAGGAGAATGTTGCGGTATTTGAACCTAGTGCAAATGTAGTTGAGGCGACATTTGCAATGTTTGATGAAAACTGGGTTGCACTATCGACTTGAGAAATGCGAAGGCTGTTTCCAATTGCACCTGGATACTTTGCAATCCAGTAAATACCTGCACCTTGAGCAGTTGTTGTAAGTGTACCTGTTGCAATGGCAGCGTTATAAGCATCGCTATTTGTGATATTGTAAATCACATTTGATGTTGTGCTGTTTGAGCCATATACAGCAGATGCATTTGCAACGGCAGTAAATGTGCTATTTGACGTTCCGACCCATGAAGTTGTGTCGGTTGTGTTTGCTGCACGGCTTACAAATAGCTGATTGCCATAAGAAAGAAAATTCTTTGCAGTAAAAAAGGTTTCTGCATTGTAGTTGGTAGGTGCACCATAGCGAGTGGCTAGAGTCTTTTCTGAATCAACTAGAACGAGCTGACCAATTGGACCCCAACGGAATAGACCAGCGATTGCGCCAGCAGTGGTTGATACTGCAGGAACAATGGTGGTCAAATCGACTTCGCTTACATTAATACCTGGGCTGACTTGGAATCCCATTTTTTTCTCCCTTTATGCCGAAATAGATAGAATATCTTATTCTGTTATATTTATAAAAGCCAATTATTAAACGGCTGCTCCGATTCTTCTTCTTCGGGTTCAGAACGCCAGACATCATCTATAAAGCCAAATGGTGAAAGATCTTCTTCTATTGTCTTTTGATTGTTTGCTAGTACCTCAAGCCTTGCATCGTTGTTACTCAGCTCTTTGAAGTATTCCTGATTCACAAGCCACGAAAATAGTACGCAGCACATTACTAGATCGTCATGCTCTCCTTCTTCGGCTTGATATTTGCCGTTGTGTTCTATGAATCGATACAGTTCATACAAGAGGTCATAGTCATTAATTATCAATTTGTCGCTTTCAACGAGGCTCTTGAAGTTAGCACAACCAATCCTCTTGACCTGGACAGTTGTTCTAACTCCCAAAGATATTCTGGTCATTCCCATGCCAGAATTGATTTTTTGTCCTGCACGACCCTTGGTTCTTGTAGTGATGACTTCATCGTATTCTAGATCATAGTGTAAAATATCTGCGATTTGTTGTCCTACATCATTTGTTTCTATGAGAGCATATGCCATATTATAGTGTTTTGATACATTATAAATTATGGTAGGATAAACAAGCGCGGCTACATCATTGTTTCTATACTTGGCGACAATCTTATAAGGAACTTGAGTAATGTCAAATACAATGAATGCAGAATAATCAATACCCGATCCTCGAGAGGTATCAACGACGCTCATGTACACATGATTTTCTATAGGATGCTCATAGACATCAACGTCACCAGAAGAAAGAATAGGGTTGATATATGTAAGTTGTGCTAGTTTTTCGCCGCTGATCAACGTATCAGAACTACCTAAAAAATTACAGTTATGTGATATTATATCATTAGTATAATATGCATGATTTTCCACATTCAATAAGTCAAAAAATTCAAATTCTCCTTTTTCATATTCAATGTGAAAAACCTTTTTAAAGCCTTTATCACAAGCTATTAAATCGTTATCATAAATGTCTTTAGCTTCTTTCCATCCAAAAGAACATAATAAACGATGTGATAAAGAACATTTTATTTCAGACCCATCATGAAATTGTATTGTAATTCTTTCTGTTTTTTTTATTTTTTGAATCCCAGAAAAAGATTTAAACCCATCTTTTGATAAAACTTTATATTTTTTATTTACAAACATTGCGCTTACCTGTTTATAATATCTTTGATTGCGACTTTTTTGGATTCATTTGTTTTTATGTCTAATAATGTAATTTCGGTATTTCCGTCTACACACTCATACTCTTGTTTGAATTGGCGCTCACTAGTATTATCTATAGTCAACTTTTTCCAGTCATCGTCTCTTCCTGGAATTTGTGACCAATGCACGTCTACTCGAACATAGTGATTTTTTCCATTTTCACTTTCGGTCCAAATTTTATAAAACATATTCATGCCATTCGGCGTTGACGTAATCAAAACCTTTGTAGTTTGACCTGACGAGATTGTAGGATAAACTGAGGCAAAGAATTGTTCTTGAATATTATTGGGAACGAATGCAAACTCATCCAAATACACAAGATTAAATGAACCGCCGCGAACTGCAGATGATGATGTAGCAGATGCTAGAATTTTTGAGCCATTTTCAAGTTCAATATTGCCCTTGTTCCATTCTACCACACCCTGTTGCAACCACTTAGGCAAATGCTCAAACATCAATTGTATTCTGGAAAGAATTTCTCGAGCCTGCCGATCTTTATTTGCTAGAATGGCTATATTATAACTTTCAGTAAAAAGAACTTTGTGTAGCATGTAGGCTGCTACCGTAGTCGTCTTTCCGACCTGTCTAGGCATTTTACAAATAACAAAACGATTACTTTCAAATTTATTGATCATATTGATCTGAAAAGGCCACAAATCAAAGTTGACAAGTCCTTTATCAACGTGTACAATACGACAGTAGGTTTTGATGAAATACTCTTGATCACGAGCGCACTTGCCGAACTCTTTAACAAGTTCTGGTGTCCATTGAATGGGAACTGCTGCTCGCTTGAGATTTTTATTACCCAAGTATGCCGTATTTGATATAGTATTAGCCACTATTCACCTTTGAGTAATTTTTGCAGCTCTGCCGTGCTTCCTACAAACAAATTATTATTGACTGTTTTGCTAGTATCAACTTTATCTGTCGATTGAATTTCTTTGATTTGTTTTGAGAGATGAAGAAGCTTTTGATTAGCATCTACAAGATTAGCGACCATTGCACCCACGACTTCATAGGCTCTCGGGTTTTGTGCTTGCTTGGCAAATCCAATCATATCATCAAGTGCTTCTTGACCACTTTGAATAATCTCATAGAGATTGCCTCGAGCAAACTCGAAGTCGTTTTCTGCGGTTGCTTTGGTATCGTCCTGTACAAGAACAACACTATTTCTGGTTGTTGTTTGAGCAGGAGGAGTATTTGTCACACCAAGAATGGTACTTATATTTTGTGTATTAGTTATCATAACCTATATTAGAATAAAAATCAGTGATGAAGCCATAATTACTGTTTGCCGCAATACTGGAAACAGGAACACCAGTCAAAATGCCATTAACATACACACCTGAGCTATTAGACACTACTTGTGATGATCCGGCATTAACGGCATACCCAGTAGAATTTTGTCCTGGAATAACTGAAAGTCCTTCAGACAAAGGTGTCACCTCTACACCTTGAGCAGCAGTATTGGTGCCTGGCGTATAAAGATTAACGTTCGCTTGGTTAATGACACCTGAGGTATTGATAGGTCCGAAGATATAACCTTTCAGAACAAACTGAAGTGTCCAGACAATAGCATAGCGATCATTATAAGAACCCTCATAGGTGTCTTGATATTCAATTGACTTTAGAACAACAGGGATATCCATCGTGATTCCCATCTCAGGAATCAAATTGACAGACGTTGTCCATTCTGGTTTGAAGAATGGCAAAATTTGTTCTACAATACGGCAAGCATCATCTGCATTTCTTGTGAGAATGGTCAGATCAATATTGAAATTATAAGGGACAGGATTGTATTGTGAGCTCAATGAAGAATTATTTGCACTCACAAAGCGATTTCTGCCAATTGTGTTTAACTTTCTTTCAGAATCATACTCAACGCTTTTAATCTCGAAAGTCATTCTAGGTAGAACTTGATTGACTTCACGAAGCAAATCTGGATTCTGTTGTAGTCTGGTTAGATAACGATCCTTGGGACCATAAGAGAGTGGGACTAGAATAGTTTTTAGTGTGTTTCCATTCGCTTGATCAACTCTATCAATATAAATGTCATTGAAAAGAGTGCCAAACAAACTGACATATTTTCTTAACGAGCCAAAGTAAAATTTCCAACCGAACATAATCTATCCTTATTAATAGCGTCCATTTTCTGAGAATGGATCCGTGATACTAAAGTCAATGAATGTATTTGAAAGAGTTTGGAGTTCTTCATTTTGTGCCGTAGGATCAATTAGATCAGGTACAAATGATTCCAATTCAATATTGTAATTATCTTCAGTAACTAGATTATATCCATTTTCCGTGAGCAAGTAATAGTTATCATCGGCATTTGAGTAATTGATTTGAATGTTATCAATCTCAGGAATGCCTGTGTTAAAGGTTTCACTATTGTAACTAAACTTCTCAAGTTGTAGTTCATAGAATTGCAATGCGCCGGTTTGATAGAACGCAGCCTCATGCTCAACAAACTTAATTTCAAAGACACCATTTGAAAGTGGGAAGTAAACAAGATCACCTTCATTGGGTCGAATAAGTGAATATGGTGCGCCAATATCTTCTGCAAAACGCTCCCGACTTACGGAGAGCACAAGCTTGTCTGCTACATTCAACCCAAACTTGCTGAGAAGATCACCCTCACCACGGAATCCTTCATAGGTGTTAATATACATTTCCATGGGAATGGCAATATTAAATGATGATCCTGCCGCCTCATCA